ACACAGCACACGGATGGCGTCCTGCAAATGCATTCTGCCGATGTAAGCGCCAATCTGGCGTAGCGTCACGGAAAACAGGTCCAGCCGCTGAAACCGAATTGCCTCGTAGGAAGCCACCAACATTCTGCCTCTCTTGTGCAGCCGCACCAGATTTTCCTGCGTCCGAATCGTGGTGGCAGGAATCGCGCCGCCTTCCTCCACGCGCTTAAGTTCTTTTTCCTTCTCCGTGGGCACGGAGGCAATGGAGCGATAGTCCATCCCCTCGAAATTGGTCACCGTGGCGGTGATGGCGGGCAGAATGCTCTCCTCCTCCATCCCTTGGCGCACTACCCGGGAGACAAACTCAGGAAACAGTACGGCGGAATCACTGGTCTTGAAAAACTTTTCCACCATGTCGCTGCCCGCTCCCTTCACCTTGATGTCAAAGCGCTTGAGCTGGCGCTGAAATGCGTCCAGTCCCTCCGCCGGGGTGCCTCTGTAATCTTCACTGGGGTCCATCTCCTCCAGTATTTTGGAAAAGCTGCTGCCCGCCCTGTTGTACATGCCTTTTTCCAGTTTGATGTTTTCGTAATGATAAGCCAT